ATCAAAGTTTTCAATCATATTGGTCATTACCGTCATTGGGATATTTTTCCCAGGACGACTTGCTAAACGTTGTTCTAATACTTCACGTGGTGGTATACGAAACACCACTGCAATATGATCGTAATTGGGCAACATGTTAAATTTCTTCTTACGGCTGGCAACTGTGGTTGAAGTTTGATCCCAGATCACATCCACTCCGTTTGCTTGGCATGTCTTTGCTTGGTTTGCCATCAGCCCCACCGCTATGGGCATATAATCCTTGAACACTTCGTTGTAGGTCTTGCCTTCTTTTCGGGCATGTGCTTCAACAAAGTTGTCAGTACTAACAATTGATACACCCAGGGCCCATGTTTGGTTCTTGATCCAAGTGCTTTTTCCTGATCCAGGCACTCCAACCAGTTGATAACATTTAGACATGATGACCCTTTACTATATTATCTTTCACTTGGTAGATGGCATCTTCCATAGAGACCACAATCTCACCAGTTGAATCCATGCCCACATCCATGCAGCGATACTTTTCAAGTCCACTAACTCCACCATGAAGGTGGCCATGAAAATGAAGAGCACCTCTATGCATCTGATTCCATTCTGATATGGGATAATGAAACATCACAATCTTATGACCATCATAGTCAATCTCATGATACTTGTGAATTTCTTTAAAACAATTGCGGAAAGTGCTGTCTTTTAATGTTTTGACATCATGGTTACCTTCAATTAGAATCTTGGTTCCATTGCAACGCATCATGTATTCTGCTGCTTTTTGTGCTGGCAAGAACGCAACGTCTCCCAAGAGGTATACCAAATCCTCCGGCTCAACCCTACGGTTCCATTCCATGACCATGGCTTCGTTCATGTAGTTGACATCATTGCGGAACCTTGCCCGTGTTTCAGGGCAAAAGTTCATGATATTTTTATGCCCCCAATGAAAATCCGACCCAATCCATGTTTTCATAATTATTCCTTGAAGTTGAATTCGCGCACCCATTCAAATCTGGTACTTGCGGGAATCCATTTAAAATGTTCTTTCTTGCGTTCAATCTTTTCAAAATCCATACAGATCATGATCCAACCACGCTCAGCAGAGAAGCCGACTGTGTCTGCAACCCGAATGATTTCGACAATCCGATCTTTCATTTTTGCAACTACAGTCATCATACACGCTCCTTCTTTCTGTTTATGTGTTAATTATACAGTCAAACGAATGCCCTGTCAACCAAAGCTGAACACTAGTGGTTGTAATTTTACAACTCTTTCATTACCAATTTTCTTCTCCGCTGATTTCAACGGCAAATCGACCACTTACATCGTTTACTTTGTGAGCAAAGTACATGGTAGTGACACTACCGATGCCACTAATACTGTCCTGTTCAAGTTCAAAACTATCTACGTCTTCAAACTTTTCCAAAGTATCAGCAATCTTTTTAATATCTGCTCGATTTAAGTACATTATTCATCTCCTTGTTGTTGTCTGCGCTCTCTACGTTCTGCTGCCAGCGTAAACACTTTTTCGTTATTGTTGGTCCAATCCACTGCCTTACCCGGAACAATGATACCCGACGGCAGAGTTACACCATTAACAGTGTGTGACTCATTCTCGTCATAGGTCCATTCCAATACTCGCATCATCTTGTGTTTGACCAGTAGATTAGGCGCTCGAAACGATTCAGCATCCTGGAATCCCATCATAACCCCAACTTCGGCCACAGCGCCTGAGCGGCAAATACCGGCATGACAATGAACAATCACATCCATCCTGTTTTCAAATGCATGTTGTAGTAGACCTACCAACTGTGCAGCATCTTGATCTTTGATGGCATGCACACTCATATCAGTCCATGTGCCATCACCATTGTTGGTCATGCCATCTTCTTCGATATCAAGAAATTTGAACTGATGAGTTTCTTTGAACTGATGCTGGGGGACTGGGAAATCCATGTCAGGATCTAAAATTTGGATCAGCATGCTGTTTTCGCCTATACGAATATGTCGTCCTTTGGGAACGTCACTTAGTGCTATATTTTGAATCCACGGCATGATTGCCTCCTATATTATCTTTTACTGGCGTGTTTAATCAAATACATGGTTACTTCAGGACCGTCGATCTTAATCACGTCCATGCTGTACTTGCGGTTTTCACTCCGCCACCCAATAGCTTTAACAGTGATCATCTTTAGAGTGAACTTAATCACAGTTCCGATCATCATAGAATTGCCATCAGGATACACCACACAGTCTCCCATGTTAAGCTCACGACCTAATTTGTCGGGATGCTTGGGCTCTACCTTAACAGGTTTTGTTTCTACTGCTAGTGTCATAATACTGCAATCAAAAATATAAAAAATGCTGTAACGGGATAGCCAAACAATAAAGCCATCATTGACAATATTGTGCCAAAAAAGCCTTGTCGCTGCTCATATTAACTCCACAATAAATCAAAGTTGCCATTCATAACTTTCTTAACGCTGGCTCGTAGACCACTATTGTGATCTTGCACAGTATCGTCTTGAAAGCGGTAAGTGCGAATCTTGTCTCCTCGCATGCCTGTACCTACTTGAGCACGTCTATTGCTCGCTATGTTATTATTATACAGGCATGTTGATGAGTTGTCAACCGCACTTTGGATAGAATTCATTGCCTGATTGTAGCTGTTTTGTCTACTACGAGTTTGAGCAGTGGCAACCACTCCGCTGGGAATATGTGTTATCCTACATGAGTTTTGGTGTTTGTTTCTGTGTTGTCCACCGGCACCGGTACCACTATACCATTCAATACGTAAATCACTGAGTGGAATAATTACAGATTTCATTTCTGTCATGCGGTCTATGACGGCAACTGTCACGGTGCTGGTGTGAACACGACCTTTACGTTCTGTTGGAGGAACACGCTGTATTCGGTGTCCCCCGGGCTCGTTGTCTAAGCCTGATAAATCTACGCCCTCAACTTCTATACTACACTCGCCAAGACGCACATCTATAAGGCGGGTAGCTCAGCCTAGCTTCATTCCCAATTTTGAGTAAGCAGTCGCAAGATCGCTTACAAATAACTTGCTATCTTCGCCGCCTTCGGCAGCACGAATTTCAATTACACGTTTCATTGTTTTCTCCTTTTCATCCACGTATATGGTTGGCCATCTGGACACATACCGTCTTTGATACTGTCTGCACCAAATAGACCAACTATTTCCATACCGCCACCATTTATAGTAACCAGTATGCCCAACTGTTTTGCAAAAGCCATTGCTTCCGATAGATCACTTACCGCTTCCACACAGCCTCTACCCGCTGTATCTTTCCATTTTATTTCATACATTTATAATCTGTAAGTCACACGTCCTTTTGTGAGATCATATGCACTTACTTCAACCTTTACTCGATCACCTTGAATAATTTTAATCTTATGCTGTTTTAATCTGCCACTAGTACAGCAGACAATAATATTGTTCATATCATCAATGTTTACACGGTACATACTACCAGGTAGTACTTCTTCAATACTACCAGTTAATTCAATTAGTTCTTCTCTTGCTATAATTTATTGATATTCGATGTCTGCTGCTAAAATAAATCTATAATCGTTACTCTGTACAATACCGGGCCTGTGCCAAGTATCACTAGGATAGATTATCCAGTGTCCGTCATTTGGACGAACAAAGAATTTACCATCTTCGTTAACACCATTAGGTGCTATCTCTGTTCCACAATAGTCTCTATCCTGCACATTCTCAGGAATATGCAAATAAAAGATTCCGCTTAACATTTTAGCGTTGGGATTCTGTGGATGCCAATGATTATGCCATAGATTTTCACGATTTTCGGCACCCTGGAGATTGGTCATAAAACTCCAAGCCATCATGTTGGCTACTTTAGCTTCACGTCCTAAGTACATAAACACAGAGAAAAGAAAGCTCATACGGTATTTTAACCATACTGCTTCCTGTCGTGCAAATATATTTTCTTTAGTTTGAAATTTTGGGCTGTTGGTAAAATAGTTTCCATCCGCAACAATATGTTTTACAATACCGCAGGCTTCTTGATTGTCCTGTTTAGTTATTGTAGAACTAAAATCATATTTGCGTACTAGAGTGTTTTGATCAATTACTGTTAGCATAAAAAGAACTCCTGCGTAAGTTTACAACTCATTGGCAGGAGCCGTGTTAATGGAGCGGGATAGGAGAATCGAACTCCTGACATTAGATTGGAAATCTAAGGTAATGCCATTTTACGAATCCCGCATAGATCTATTTACTTCTTTAACTGGTAGCGGGACCTGGAATCGAACCAAGATCTGGAGCTTATGAGACTCCTGAATTACCGTTACTCTATCCCGCGATAA